GTTGCTGACAACAACTACTACCGTTATTACTTGCAGTCGTTGCAGGCCATCCAGCGCATCACCGAGTCTGGCTCGGGCATGGCTGGCGCGGGCTTTGCCTCGCTCAAGTACTACGGCGCTGGCATGGCGTCTGACGTTGTGCTGGACGGTGGTATCGGTTCCTCGTCGTATAACAGCGGCGCTGGCAACGCGAACCATATGTGGTTCTTGAACACCAAGTACCTGCACTTCCGTCCTCACAAAGATCGTAACTTTGTGCCGATTGGCGGCGAGCGACAGGCCGTTAACCAAGACGCCATTGTGAAACTGATCGGCTGGGCAGGTAACTTGACCTGCTCGGGCGCCCAGTTCCAAGGCGTGTTGATTGACTAAAGGGAGTAACGCAACATGGCTATTTCTACGAGTAACCTTATCGGCGTCTCCCTGACGTACACCGACACCTCGCCCTCGTTCAACGTCGGTACGACTGTGAACTTGGACGACGGCGGTCAGGCTGTGTATGTGCAGGCGGCGTCAACCGTCAGCACTTACATGGCGGTGTCCGTGAAGGGTGACAACACCGTTGTCCCGTTGACCACGACCAACTCGGCCAACAGCAAGGTCATTGGCTTTGCTCAGGCTTCCATTGCGTCGGGTTCCTACGGTTGGGTGCAGATCGGCGGTAAGCCGGTCGTGAACCTTGCCGCATCGTGCCTCCCGGCTGTGCCGCTCTTTACGACGGCCACGGCGGGAACGCTTGATGACGCGACGGTAACCGGCGGTCTGGTAATGGGCATCGTTGCCCTTACCACGGCGTCGGGTGCTACCGCTCTGACCTGCGTTGCGGGCTACCCGCACGTTGCGACGGGCGTCGTGGGCTTCTAACGATGCAACCTCTGGAAATCACGGTTCAAGCGGCGGGTACGGCAGAGGAACTTTGTTCCAATATCCGCTCGGCGCTTGGCCGTGGTTTGCCAGAACTGACCCTCGCTCCCATCAAACACGATGGCAACATGGTGTTGGTGGCGAGCGGGTGGTCTATGCCCGATTACATTGACGAGATTAAGGCGCACCGCCGAGCCGGTCGCCCGATTGTGGCTATCAAGGCCGCACACGACTTTCTGGTGGAGAACGGGGTTGAGCCTGACCTGTGGGTTAACCTTGACCCGCGTGACCGTACAAGCGGCATACAGCGGCTGAATAAGCACACGGTGTATATGCCCTCGTCACGCTGCCCACCGACTACGTTTGACTATCTTAAAGATCGTAAGGTGCTGCTGTGGCACTCATGGGCAGAAGGCCCAGAGATGCAGGCCATTGGCCCCGGCAAACTCGCTATTGGCGGCGGCACCACATCAGGATTGCGAGCCATCAACATCGGCTACATCCTTGGATTCCGACACTTCACGCTGTATGGCTATGACTCCTGCAACCGTGCTGACGGCGTAAAGCGGTTCACGGGCGATAAGGCAGGCCAAACCATAGACATCTGGGTAGGCGGCCCGACCGGCAAGAAGTTCAACTGCAACCTTGCTATGGCTCAGCAGGCCAACGAGTTCCAGAAAATTTACGAGGTCATGGGCGATGTCAACATTGAGGCCCACGGCCCCGGTCTGATTGCAGAGATTCTGCGTGTCAGGCGCGAACGGGCGATGGCAGCCTGATGGCGATCCCTTCCCGAGTATTGGGGTCGGGCGTTAACCAACTCTCCACGGTATCTATCTGCGGAGACGGTAACGCTGCGGTGACGGCTGCTGGCACCTCAGCAGGCGATGCGACGGCCATCACATTTGTTTACAACAACGTCACGACGGTAGGTGCAGGTGCAGGGGTCAAACTGCCGCCGACCGAGATGGGCGAAACCATTATCGTGCGTAATGGCGGCGCAAATCCGCTGCTGGTGTATCCCTATGATGCTAACAGCACCATCAACAACGTAGGTTCTGGGCTAATCAACCCTGATTGTTCGGCCTTGTTCTTTGCTGTAAGCAATACGCTTTGGGAAGAATTGCAGGGGTTTGGGCAAGAGGTGCCGATCCTGCATTACGGTGCGTTTAGCGACACCACGCTGCAAGCGGCAGCATCTATCAACACCGCTTACGGCATGACGTTTAACACCACCGACAGCGGCAATGGCGTGTCTATCGGCTCACCGTCCTCTCGGCTTGTTGTGGCAAACGAAGGCGTCTACAACGTGCAGTTTTCGGCGCAGTTAGACAAAACCTCGGGCGGCACAGGCAATATTTACATCTGGCTGCGTAAAAACGGCACCAATGTCGCCAACACCGGCAGCACGGTCGCCATCCAAGGAAGCGCAGCGCGTACCGTTGCCGCGTGGAATTTCATCATCCAGCTTGAACCTACTCACTACGTTGAATTGATGTGGGCTACGGATGACACAAGCGTTAGAATTCTTGCAGCCAGCGCCACAAGCGTATGGCCTGCAATCCCTTCGGTTATTTGTACTTTGACCCAAGTCAATAACCTATAACCCCAATCCCCACAGGAGCAAGGACAATGCCACTAGATAGCGATGTTTCAAATGCTGACGCCCAGTTGCACGTTGAGTTTTACGTTAAGGACGATGGCCCCGGCAAAGGCAAAACCTATTGCCGCGTCATGGCCCCCGGCGATAAGACCAACATCATTGACCAGCCCGCACGCGAGGAAGATAAGGCACGTTTCCCGCGTCAATGGCTGTACTTTCAGACGCAACAGAGCGATGGCGTGGCCGCAGAGATCGGCACTCCGCTGTCAGCGTGGCACAAGGACGCTCCCGAGGAAATTACACGCGACCAGATCGCAGAACTGGTCATTTTGAAGTTTGTGACGGTAGAGCAGTTGGCTCTGGCGTCGGACGCGCAACTACAGCGCATTGGCATGGGTGGAGTTGGCTTGCGTGAGCGGGCAAAACTGTACCTTAACCGCAAGAACCGCGCTGAAAGCAGCGCAGAACTTGAGGACACCAAGCGCCAGTTAGCCGAATTGCAAGCACAGATGGCGGCTCTGATGGAGGACAAACCTCGTCGTGGCCGCCCGCCGAAAGAGGCTTTAGCGGAGGCATAGTATGGGCAGCACGATGATTCAACTCATTCAGCAATGCACGAATGAGTTAGGCATCCCGACGCCAAACACGGTGGCTGGTAACGCCAGCCAAGAAACCGTGCAGTTGTTGGCGTTGATGAACGCAGCAGGCTATGAGTTGCTTCGTCGTGCTGATTGGCGTGAACTGACGCGCCAGCATACTTTCTACACCGAGGCGACGACCGCCACGGGTGATTGGGTTAATGGGGTGGCCGCGATCACCGGCCTTGCCTCTACGACAGGGCTGGATACGACGTATCAGGTGCAGGGCGTTGGCATCCCCAATGCGACCTACATCACATCCGTTGGCCCCACCTCGGTCGCGCTCAACTATCAAGTCACCGAAACGCAGGTCGGCGGGCAGGTTATCTTCCAGAAAGTGAAGTATTCCATGCCTGCTGACTACTACAGCACGGTCAACCGCACGCATTGGGATAAGAGCAAGCGTTGGGAAATGCTCGGCCCCGAGTCACCGCAGCAATGGGAATGGCTGTTGTCGGGCTACATCAGCACCGGCCCCCGTATCCGCTGGCGTCTGCTCGGTCAGTATTTCCAGATTTGGCCGGGTATGAACGCGGGCGAGTTGCTCGGCTTTGAGTACCGCAGCAAGGGCTGGGCATACAGTTCAACAGGCTTGGTGCAAAACAGTTTTACCGCTGACAACGACACCTGCATCTACCCAGATCGCGTGATGGTGTTGATGACCAAGCTCAAGTACTTTGAGGCCAAGGGCTTTGACACCACGGCGCTGTACCGCGATTTCTTGATGGAACTGGAAGCAGCGGTGGCGCAAGACACGGCAGCCGCCAATCTCTCGTTTGCACCACGACCGGGAACCGTACTCATTGGATACGACAATATCCCCGACTCGGGCTACGGCACGGGTAACAACTAAATGGCCTCGCCCGTTCGCCGCCGCCTTATCCAGCGCACACAAGCCAATGTGGCGTCCCTCCCCGCCCCTGTGGGTGGCTGGAACGCACGCGATGCGCTTGCCAACATGGCCCCCACGGATGCCGTCACGTTAGACAACCTGTTCCCCGGCGTCAGCAGCGTGACGTTGCGCGGTGGCTACGACAAACACGCCACGGGCATGACCGGCCAGATAGAAACGCTGATGACATACAGCGCAGGCACGACAGACAAACTGTTTGCCATCGTTGGCGGGAGCATCTTTGACGTTACATCGGCAGGCCCGGTGGGTGCCGCAGTCGTAACGTCGCTGTCTAACAGCCGCTGGGAATACACCAACATCACAACCGCAGGCGGCAGTTATTTGTACGCCGCAAACGGTGTGGATAAGCCACGGCTTTACAACGGGTCATCGTGGACAGCCATTGACGGCGTATCAACGCCTGCCATTACAGGCGTCACTACCACTACACTTACCTCGCCCACCCTGTTTAAAAACAGGATGTGGTTTATCCAAAAGGACACGTTAAAAGCATGGTATCTGCCGACAGCATCTGTTGGCGGTGCTGCCAACTCGCTTGACCTGTCATCGGTCGCGCACTTGGGCGGCAGCATCGTATCTATGGCGTCGTGGACGATTGACGCAGGTTATGGCGTTGACGACAACCTTGTTTTTGTCACCGATCAGGGCGAGGTCATCGTTTATCGCGGAACCGACCCCTCTAGCGCCTCCACATGGGCGCTAATCGGCGTTTGGATCATCGGCGCGCCTATCTCCAAGCGTTGTTTGCTGAAATATGGCGGTGATTTGCTAGTTTTGACGCTGGATGGCCTGATTCCGATGGCATCGGCGCTGCAATCGTCACGCCTTGACCCCAACGTGGCGCTATCGGACAAGATTCAAGGTGCGTTTGCACTAGCCGCCAAGACGTACAAGAACAACTTTGGCTGGGGGATGTTGTATCACCCGCTAAACAACGCTCTGATTGTCAACATTCCCGTTGCGTCAAACTCGCAAGTGCAGTTTGTGATGAACAACATCACGAAAGCGTGGTGTCGGTTCACCGGCTGGTACGCAAACTGCTGGTCATCGCTTAACGATGAGCCGTATTACGGCGCTGATGGTTACGTTGCAAAAGCTTGGACGACCGGAACCGGATCGGCGGGCTATAACGACAACGGTCAGGCCATTAATAGCAGGGCACTACAAGCTTTCAACTACTTTGACACCCGTGGCGTCATTAAATACTTCACCCGTGGCCGCACAACCACCTATTCCAACGGTCAGCCGACCATTGGCGTGGGTATTGCGGTGGATTTCCAGACCGATGACTTCCTAGGTGCGCTGTCGTTTGTCGGCACCAACTATGGTTTGTGGGACGTTGGTCTATGGGATCAGGCCATTTGGGGCAGCAACACAATTGCGAGCAACACGGTGGTAGGTTTGAGCGGTATCGGTTATTGCGGCGGCATCATTTTCAACAGCAGCAGCAAGAACGTATCGCTTGAGTGGGCATCAACTGATGTGGTGTATCAACTCGGATGGGCTGGAATATAGTCAGCGGCCCCCATGTGGGCCATTGGGTGATGTCACGCACAGACGGGGCTTACAACCCCGACCGCTCTGTTGCCATTGGGCTTGAGCGAGACGGCGAGCTTGTCGCCGGTACGGTTTACGAGATGTGGAACGGCAGATCGGTCGTTTGCCACATCACTTGGGATCAAATCACACCGGCATACCTAGCCGCTGTATATGACTATCCCTACAACGTCGCAAATGTTGATAAGATAATAGGGCCGATTTCCAGCAACCATACCCGGGCGCTGAAACTGGTCACGAAAATGGGGTTTTCGGAGGAAGCGCGTATCAAAGACGGCGCA